CTCAGACACTATACATCCCGCTTACAGAAACTGGATTCAAAGATATGCTTTGGCTAGTGCTAAGGGTATCCTTGGGGAGATAAGGAGTAAGTATTCTATGTTGCCTTCTCCTGGTGGAGGGGCTCAGTTGAATGGGCAAGCTCTAAAAGAAGAGAGTGCAAGAGAAATGAAAGAGTTAGAAGAACAGCTTCTCGCAGAGATCGAGGAGCCACCAGTCTTCACAGCATTCTAAATGGCATACAAAAAGAATTATAAAGTAACCACGCCGATGCCTCTTATCCCTGATATCGATATTGAGGATAGCGAGCTAAGTTTATTTGATCCTACGAATCCAGATATTAATCTATTTAATTTGGTTGACGATGAGATCATTAGACTAAGTGGGTCCAAGTTATATTTCTATAAGTTTTATCTGGCTGAGGATGATTATGACGATGTCTACATGGAGTCCAAGAATAAGGCCATTGTATCGGAGCCTATGTTAGTTCATGGTCACTATGACCCCAAGATTCTAGAGGAGAATCTATCAGAGTTTGGCATTGAGCTTACCAATGATCAAGTTTTTGTATTTAACAAGAGCTACATAGAGCAGAAGTTAGGTAGGATTGTTACCCCAGGAGATGTGATTAAGCCAGCTTTTCAGAATCAGAAGTATGAAATCTTTGAGGTTCAGGAAGATGCCTTTGAGGCTTACGGGGTTTATCATCTTAACTGTCATGCTAGATTGCTTAGGGATTCTGTGGAGATTCAGGATGCTCCTTTGCTAGATACAACTGATCCTTTAGGGGGGTATGAAGGGAAAGTGGGTACTGTATAGTGGCAAAATTAGATCCAAGATATATGGTTACTGACAATAGCCTAAGCTCAGTTGATGGTAAAACTACTTATCAGGTTAAATTTGATACAGAGACAGTACTCACTAAGACTCAGCGGGAGTCCGATGCAGACTTTGGCTTAGACCCTAGAAGAAAGACAAATAGGGAGATAGCTATCAAGAAGGAGTTGCTTGAGCTACATCGAAAAGAGAGTGATATTTCAAGAGTCTACAAAGAAACTTTAAGAGCTGTCATACATCTTTTTAGTGATCTATTTGTTATCGACTCGGACGATAACTTAGTAAAAATTTCTTGTACCCACGGTCACCCAGAGAGGGTGATAGCAAAGCTGAAACAAGAAAGTAATATTATACTTCCTGTTATTACCGTTACCCAGTCTACTAGCGACAACGACGATAACAGAAGAAAATTTACGCCTATTCTAGTTAATGAACGTTACTGGGATACTGATAAGCATAGGGCGTATAGGATAGTGAGTTTTGCTCCCAGGCCTGTTAATATTAACTACAGTATTAATTTTTGGACTAAGTATATGGTAGATATGGATCAGATGTTAGAACAATCTAGGTTAAAGTTCAACCCTGATGCTGCTATTAATACGCCCTTCAGTACGAAGACAAAGGCTTTTATAACTGAAGAGGTAGATAATTCTGAGCTTACCCCAGGGGATACTGCTGAGAGGATTCTAAGGAAGACCTTGAACATTTCTGTTGAGGGTTACATACCAAGCCCGAAGTTCTTGTACTCTTCTACTGGTAAGATAGAGAAGCTAAAAGCAGAGGCTGTACTTCATCACATAGATAAGAGAGAATAAAAATTAAAAATTTTCGCATCACTTTCGGGTAGTGTCAGTAAATAATATAGAGGAGTTTATAATGGTTAATGAGGATAGGATAATAAAGAAGGGTAAGCCTGCGTTTAGTACCCCAAAGTCTCTTAAGCCTCGCAAGGTGATTGAAGCTCCTAAAGAAGTAAAAAGGCAAGTAGTTCCTACGAAAGCAGTAAAGAATGAATGCCTTCAATCATTAGAAGTTTATTTTAAGAACAGTGAAGGGCAAGATGATACCTGTTGGTTACAGCCGAGAGGGGTTTTAAAGTTGCCTGCTTCCTGTTTAACGTCTCAAATCGATCTTTTGCAAAAGAGGAGACTAGTTCGAGTTTTTAATATCTAGGAGATAGCCCATGCCAACTTACGTAAGTCCAGGTGTATATGTTATTGAAAAGGACATATCACAATATCCCCCAACTATTAACTCTTCTGTTGTAGGGTTGGTGGGTTTCGCCTCTAAGGGTCCTGTGAATAAAGCGACCTTAATTACTAGTCCAAATAGATTAATAGATACGTTTGGTGAGCCATCTGAGACCATAAGAGGGCAGGGTCTTGAAGGTGCATTGGAGATATTGGAGACCACAAATAGCCTTTACTATGTAAGAGCAGCTAGTACTGATGCTGCTGATGCTTCTGCTAGTATACAATTCGGTAGTTGTCCTGCGGTTTTGGTGTCTGGGCCAAACTCCGATGACAACGGTCTCGGTGTCACTGGGGGAGCAGCCGCGACTATTTACGCTCAGGTGTATAATAATAATGGCGTTAAGCAATACGACTATCCTAAAAAGTTTAACATTAAAAATAATTTTACTGCCAATGCTGATGCCTCAAGTCAGGGTAAGGCATTGGCGAAAGTATTCGGTGGGTCTTTACAAACAGGAAATCTAGGTGTTCATTGGGATAAGGAGAGTGCTGCGTCTGGATATATAGTTAGTAGATTCGCTGGGTCTGGTGCGTATATGGAGCTATCTGCGTTTGTCCATGAAGATAATAACTCTAATAAGGGTATGGAAATATTCCAAGCAGTTAACGCCCCATCTGGAACTGTATCAGGCGAAGGCATTGGGGGCACTGCATCGCACAATAATTTTGCGAGTGCAATTAAAGTGTATGGAGGCTCAATATACACAGGAGAAACCACTTCCGGTTTCGGATACCTTGTTGAGTCTCTGAATCCTGGAGCTGGCTACAACGCTGGGAAGAAGCCTAACGGGGAGACTAGTGGAGCTAGTATTACTGTTACTAACCAGAACGGTCCTTACTTTACTCTCAATGTCAATGACGGGGGTCAGCCAGTTGAAACTTTCAAATGCTCTCTGACAAAAAATAAGGATTTTGTTGAGGATGTAATCAATGTTGGTCAGGATAATCCTAAGTCTGATTACATTAAGGGAAACCTCTTTGCTTCAGGTCTTCTGACAATAACCCCTAACGCACTACACTCTTTCGGTCAACCCCTCACTGAGATAGCTCATGGGTGGGATGGAGTTAGTATGCGGTGGCAGACATCTGGTGGGACTGCGCTCACCAATGTCGGGGACGATGCTGCTATCGGCAAGAAGCACCCCGCTAGGCCTAAGTTTGTGAAGGCAATTGAAGGGACTTATAATTTATCTGGTGGCAATAACGGCCAGTCTGCAAGCGATAATACTAATGACACTAACTTGATCGGTACTACATCAGGGGGTGCAAAGACTGGTATGCAGGCCCTGGATGATGAGGTTCTTAATATCTCAATAGCTGCTGTCCCTGGGTATACTAGGCAGGCTGTTCAGAATGCCTTGATCAGCCTAGCAGAAACCACACAGGATTTCCTCGCTGTGGTAGCTCCTCCCTACGCTGTTGGCGGTGCTCAAGACGCAATCGATTGGTCTAATGGGCAGGGTGGAGGCAGAGTCGCTGCTATCACAAGCAACTATGCTGCGATCTATTGGCCATGGTTGAAGGTATTCAGCGTCCATGATGGTAAGGATCGTTGGTATGATCCATCAATATTTGCTATAAGGCAAATGGTTTACACCGATAATGTTGGTGAGCCATGGTTCGCTGCTGCTGGCTACAATCGTGGTAGATTAACCAAGCCTGTTGATGTGGAAGTTATAGTAAATCAAGGTGACAGAGACTCCATGTACAGTGGTGGAAATGTTATTAACCCAATTGCTAACTTCCCGCAACAAGGAATTACAATATTCGGGCAGAGAACTGCACAAAGAACTGCAACCGCTCTTGATAGAGTAAACATTCGCAGGCTGATGATCTTCATCAGGAAAGTTCTTCTGCAAGCAGGCAGGCCTTTTGTCTTCGAGCCAAATGATGAGTTCACTTGGCAACAAGTTGAAGAAACCTTGAATCCGTTCTTGGATGATATCAAGAGGAGAAGAGGTCTTGTTGAATTCCGTGTCGTATGTGACGATACAGTAAATACTCCAGTTAGAGTTGATAGGAACGAGCTTTGGTGCAAGGTTCTCCTCAAGCCAACGAAGACTGCTGAGATCATAATCTTTGAGCTTAACCTGACGAATCAGTCCGCGCAATTAGGAGGATAATAAATAATGGCGACTTCACTATATCAAACTCAATTCGGTAGAAAGTTTACTGGCGGTAAAAATCTACCTCAAGTCTCTACGGATCTCGATTCAGTAAGAGCATACCAATTCGAACTTCAGTTCCAAGGTGTGCCTGCTGGTGGAACCGTTGCCAGAGACTTTACTCTTGCAGCGAAGCAAGTAAGCCCCGCTGGATTTACGGTGGAAGACATTACCGTTGATCGTGTTAACGATAGGGTATTCTATCCAGGTAAGGCTTCTCCCGAAGAGATTACAATTACTTTCGATAATCTCATGCTCAAAACAGTAGCCTCAGACTTGTGGGGATGGTTTAAAACAAGCTACGATCCCATGACTGGTGAACTAACCAAGCAGGGTGGTCCACGAGGAGACAAGTCATTTAAAGCTATGAAGCTCTCTATCCTTCAGTTAGACAATGTTCTAAATCCTCACGCTACCACAGAGCTTTATGGTGTTTGGGTGAAATCATGGAAGACTGCTGAATTCAATTATGCCACTAATGAATTCCATACTATAGAAGTTACATTCCGCTATGATTTCATGGATAACTTTAACTACTGAGATGCACTAACATCTGAATCCAAAAGGTCCGACTTCGGTTGGGCCTTTTCTTATATCACTATAATACACTATGCAATATTATCAGGAACTCCTTGAAAGCTTTGATAAGTTAAAGAAGAGGAAGTTCAAGCTTACGATAATGGAGCAAGGGGGCAATGCAGAAGCTCAGGCTCAAGCTGCGCTGGAGGCGGCGAAGGGTGGCACCCATGATACCCCTGTTGAAATAGGAGCAACCAAGAATGGCAGTCCCATCAGAGGGTATGTATCATCGGAGGGAGCTGTGTTGGTTGTGGCTCCCTGGCCAAGAGGCGGAGTAAGGCAGAAGAGGGTAATTGATGCGCCTCCGCCAAATGGGACTGGCCAAGTAATACCTGACGTGTGGAAAGAGTTTTTAACATTTTTTTCAGGTGATGAAGAGGCTGCTCCTGTTGAGGGTGAGGAGCAGGAGGTCTTTGGTGGAGGGGCTGCTCCAGGGGATACGATTAGGACTATGTTAGAGTCTGGGAGCCAGNAAATAAGGGATAGGCTTGGTGACTGGTTCCTAGGTATGAATAGATTATCTGGAAATCTGTTNGATAAGTTAGGGCCTCATAAAGATATTCTAGGGACTATCCCTGGAGGTAGTGCAGAGGGATTTGCAGGGTCCTTTACTGGGGCTGCGGGGAGATCAGTAGAAAGGCAGCTTGTCAATAGTAAGAGAGTTGTTCGAGATGAGGAGGGCAGGTTATCAAGGCTAGGTGCAATGGACCCAGTAGATCTAGCGGTTGGAGCTAGTAGGC